TAATAGATTTAATAGTAGAGTATTGCCTTCTTTAGTTAATACTTCTCGTGTTTTAACAAAAACATCAAGCCTAGCTTTTAGTTTTTTGTCCCCTTTAATTACGTCTGATAGGATATCCATAGATAGTCCTTTATCTTCTAATTCACCATCTACAAACTTCATTAAAGTTTTGTCTGAAAATTTTTCTTTAGGCATCGTAATAGTCATGTAATTTAGTTAAAACATGTTCTATGTTATTATCTATATAAGATTCTGGTATTTCCCACATACGCATAGGACTACGAATACGCTCATTAACAGTATCCTTTGTTAATTTAGTCTGATAAACATATTTGTAACCTAATAGCTCTTCTTCTTCACTAAGATTTAACATCTTAGATTTGTATGTTTCTAATTTTTTAAGAGGAACTTTTTTACAGCCAATAACATTACTAAAGTAACTTTCTATTCCTGTATTCATTAAGGAACCTTTAACCTTTACTAAAGTTTCATTTACCATTTCAGATTCATTAAAGATGTCTGAAGTATGAGCAGTAAATATAATATTTTTAGTAGACTTAGCTACATTCTGGGCCATCATATTTTTCATAAACTGAGCATATTCGCCCCAGGCTTTCATTGTATTAGCTGATGTAAGGACCTTAGTACTTTCAAACATGTCCATTAGATAAGTTAAGCTATCTACTACAACAGTGTGAATAGATTCATCATTTTCTGCTGCTAAAATTGCGTCAGGTACATCTGTTGGGTCAGTAATCGTATACTCTTTAAATTTTGATTTAAAGGGTAACTTCTTATTATTTTCACAGTTTAGATACATTACTCCCTCAGGGTTTTTTATGTGCTCTAAACTAGCTGATTTACCTGTGGCTGATTTACCACATAACAATACTAAATTATTGTTCATTAGTCATTCTCCTTCTGGATTATTTTTTTATCAATTGATCGCATTATTTTTGAGTGAATTTCCTCTTGGCTTATAGGGTCTTTAATTTGATCATTAAATGCTACTAGTTTATTACTAATAGCGTCTGTTGGATAGCCATTATCCATTAGCATGAAGCCGTATCTAAGAAGCATATTTGCTCTATTACCAACTTCAATTCTGTTAAAGAACCATCTTTCCATATTACTCATATCCTGAGTATTTAGAATTTTCTGTTCTTGTTCTCTTGCTTTTTTAGTTTGAGGGATAAACAGAGTAGCATCTAGCAACTCACCCTCATTAAAATGATGTATACCATCATGTGACATCCATTTTCTTGCAATATCCTTTGTTGCAGTATCACAATCAAATGGTAACCAATTAAATACGTTCTCCATAAATTTCGAATAATCCCGTGGTTTTAGTTTCAAAAAATGGGACATCGGAAAGATAACTCTAAATCTATTTTTATCTTCAGTATGGCGTTTAGTAGTGGCAAATAGTACTTTATATTCACTAAGAAGTTCTTTAGCGGATTCTAAATTACATTCACCATCTATATCTAGTATTAATAAGTCAAAGCCTGGAATGGCCTTTTCACTTGAACGATATCTATTTAAAAAATTATGAGCTGTATAGTGATAACCACTAGTACATATTAATTCAGGTAGTCTACTGAATTTAGTAACTGCTCCTTCAAATCCTTCAGTAATCTCAGTACTATAAGCTACATGTATTTTATCTATGTTTGTTTCTTTTAAAGCTTCACCAGCTAAGAATTCTATGTCATCTACATAGGTTTTTCGTATTATAATATTATTCTTATACCCCCATGCAATTGCTAGAGATAACATATCTTTCTTTTGTGCTTCTGAACCTCTATAAAAAGGTAATTCTTCAATTAGATCTACTTGAGTGACCTCTTTCCCTATATCAGAGATGTATCGTGCTAAACGGGCATATGAGCCTTCTTTTGTAATAATACGATTAAAGTGTTCACCTGAATCTTCTACAAGTTGTATCGCACTGTTTAAATGAGTCTTATTAATATCTTTACTACCTTCTACAAATGCATAAGCACCTGCAAGTTTTAAAGCTTTATAGTATCTATGTGACAATTCAGATTTTTTAATATCTTCATGTGCTTTTAGCTTATAAGCTCTACCTTCACACTGAATTTTATAATTGAGTAAGTGAATTGTATCTTCTCTACTAATAGTTAGTACTGTATTAAATTTATTCCTATCTGCTAAGCTAGCAATAATTTGACTAATACGTAATGTATCTTTAACAATGTTAGCGGCTGTTAAAGCATTATATAATTCTTCAGCAGTTTGTTCTTTATAATCATTAAGAGTATTAGTAAAACCAAATAGCATTCTGCGGGCATATCCCGTTTCAAGCATTTGTTTGAAGTCTTCTTCTACTCTACTACCATCTAATAGTTTAGTTGGTGTGCCAAATAGCATGAGATTAGTGGGCGTTTTACCCAGTAATTCTTCTCCCCTTCTATTTTCACTAGTATTTTTTGTAAGTTTTTGTTTTACTTTACCTACGTCATATAGTTCTAGAAAGGTATTAAGCATTTCAATATTACCAGTTAAATTAGAGCCTACTTCGTCCAACTCCAGGTTCATAGAACCTGCGTTGGACATTAGCAATTTGAGTCTCATCTGTTTGACTGCTGGTGCTGTACCACTATCAAAACTGAATGCTAATGTTCCTAGAGAGTCATATTCTCTTTGAACTTCGTTCATTGCCTCGTCTGCAGACATATTAGGATTAGTATTTTGTCGTCTTGCAGCAATTTGTAGTAATTGTGCATTACTCTCTCCAGGTAATACATCTCTTAGAAATTTAATTCTAAAGCTATCAATAATATCTTCTTCCATAATATTAGTTGAGAAACCTTTACCTGTTCCTGAGGGCATTAAATTTAATACATAAGTATTAACTGGAAGTATTCCTCTATCTCTAGTTTCAATGTTACATCGCATCATTGAAGCTACTTTAGATAGATAGTAAGCTACTAATAATCTAAAAAAATGTCTATTTTGTGATTGAGTTTTAGCAACTAGGATATCAACAATTTCTTCAGAAAACTTGAAGTATCTAGAATCAGTCATTTTTCTAGACAGTATATGGATCTATGCCATTAACAACTCTGCAGTAAACACTTCTACTTTTATTTAAAGATAGTTTACGATTACAGAATGTTGTAAATTCAGCATAAGTTTCAATACCAAATTCGTCTCTGTCTTTATAGAACTTACGAATTTGAGTAACTTCTTTCTTTGAAAGTTTATCCCCATTTCGCTTTTTTCTAGTAGCCTTGGGTTTTGTAATTTTAACTTTTTCTTTAGGTTCTTTCTTTTTAGAATTTAACCAATTTTTTATATGCCACCATATTTGATTACTCATAATACTAATCTCCCTTGTTGAATTAAATTTTGAGCTTGTTCACAAATATCTGATACCTCACAGTATCGACAAGCTTTTACCTCTCCAGGTACAGTTACTACAGTACCTATTCTTCCATCAGCAGCTAGGCGTGCATTGGCCTCATCTAGAGTGTCATAATTTTTAGTAGCTCTAGCCATCTTTGCTGGATTCTTATAATATTTATATTTTGTATCAGATTCCCACAATTCTTCTTTAGTACATTGTGGTAAATCATTTTGAGATTTATCTAAACATTCTTTAAATTCTTTTAGTTTACTTTTAATAAAGAAATCAGTTTGCTCTATGGACCATAAAGGATATTCTTTAGTAATAACTCTAGTTTGAGGATATTTTGGGTCTCTAGCTGCTTGACTTGCTGACCAATCTGTAAAGATGTAATGAATTTGAATTACCGTATCTGTGATTTCATCAGGTGCTAACCATTTATAGATACTACCCTGCTGTGTGTACTTAAGTGCGTTAGAATCGAAGATATACGTCCATACAGAGGTACTTTTATAATCAGATACTGTCCCATCTACTACTAAATCATATTTTCCTGAAATAATAAAGTCATCGACTTCTTTTTCGTGTCGTTGTTCAACATATACAGGTATGTAATCTTCTGTATATTGACCGCCCCCTAGAGGATTAATTACAATTTTATCATCTAAGTTAGACATTCCTAATGTTTCAAGTGCTCTTGTGATATTTTCTCTATCAATCCAAGCCTCTTCTGCAATAGCATGAATTGCTGAGCCCATACGGGCACTAACTAAATTCATAACATCAACTGTCTTATCTAGACCTTTGTTTTGTTGAATTAATGTTAGTGCTCTTGTTGGTTTGAGAAGAGAGGTAGCACTAATTACATTATCTCTTTTATCATAATCATAACTATCATGCATTAACCATACGGCTAATGGCAAAGATATATTATCTTTATTAGTATATTTAAATGGCATTTATAATCTCCTGAATTTCTATAATGTTTGCATTATTTGGCAAACTTGTTTGCTTGTCCCATGATTTTCCAATTTCTAAAGTAGCCTCCATGGGTACGTCTTTTGAAGAAATGCTCGGATGAGCATTCCATTGCATCTCTTTAATTAGAGTATTATTCAGAAATCTAATAGTTTCTGGGTCCTCTTTAACTAAAAAGTATGCTGCGTCATGAATGGTGTTTATAGGATATATATCATACACCATATTGGACTCTTCTATGAGTCTATTTGTAGCAATTAGGGCTCTATTAATTAACATGCCCCAGGACTGTGTCACAGCGTTATTTGCACTTCTAGCCTCTGCTGTAGCAGCATAAGGCGTTGATTTTTTATTATGAATAGTAATAGACAATAATGGACACTTTATTTGTAGTCCAAATGCACATTTCATATAACCATTTTTCTCTGCAAAGTTTATATTGTCTTGTATAAATATGTCAGATTTAGCATAGAGATTATGATAATTACGTTCAATTAATTTAGCCTCTTTTTTAGGAATTCCAATATTAGAAACTAATGTATGCCAGGTACCACTATATGTTAATGCAAATGTTGGTCCTTTAGACTTTTGTCTAAGTTCTGGATATTTAGTTTCAATAGAATTAATGCTTTCTACTGTGTCCTCAATATCAGGCATTTGGTCTTTAAAATAGGTATATGCTCTTAAACTGTGTCCATCATAACCATCTGTGTAGACTTTAATTTTATTTGGGTCTTTAGTTAAGACAGCATTAACTCTGTCTTCTAGACTATTAAAGTCTGCACTAGCCCATAAGTAACCTTTTGGTGCTACAAAACAAGCTTTAATATCTTTACCATAGATACTATTATTAGGTAGATTTTGTAGGTTAGGATCACTAGAACTTAATCGTCCTGATTGTGTTCCTCCCAATTTTAAACTACCGTGTAAATAGTCTCCAATACTGTGTTTCTCAAATGCTTTAATAAAAGTACTTATTATCTTACTAGTTTGACTTATTTCTATTAAAGATTTTAAAATTTGTTTATGTGATTCTTCTTTGGCAATATTTAATAATTTTTTAAGAGTTTTAGCTCCTGTTGCTGGTTGTTTATTATCTGTAAAATCAATTGGTTTATAGCCTAATTGATTATAAAATAATTGTCTAATATGATTGTTAGATTTAGGATTAAACTGTAAATCTATAAAATCACTATAAGGTTTACATTTACGTTTTAATTTATTATTAGCATCAACCATAGCTTGATGTCTAAGTGCCCAATCAAATTTTAAAATTTCAGGATATGTTTTGATCGTATCAATATGATTATTGTGTTTAGTTAATAAGTTTTTTCTTAATTGTTTAACTTTTCCTTTATCTAAAGGCAATCCAAT